ACATCATGAATACCTTTCAAAGCTACATCCATATTAGGATTCTCAGAAAGGTTGTAATAACCTAATTCATCCAGTGCCTCTTCCTGCTTCATAGCAGAACGAATAACGGACTCTTCAGGATCAGCTGACTTAGGAGGAGGAGAGTTCTCACCAAGCCACCGACGTGCTTCAGCAGTTTCACCAACAAGTTGATTAGAACGACGAAGAGCACCAGCAGTATTTGCTACAGCTCCTACAAACTTAACAGCACCAACTGCCAGATCAGTGACAAAACCTAGACCTAGGTCCTCATAGATGTTCTTCATCCGTTTGGTATCTGTATCATCCTCTGGAAGTGTAGCCATGCTATCAGGGATGAAGTCAAATGTCTTAGGGAAAGACTTCTTCAAAGTACCTGTGATGTTATCTTCGGTATACTCACTGCTAACAGCTCCTACAGCCACACCAGCTAGGGCTTCTACGCCCCTCTCACCCATAAAACGTACAACAGGTAGGTTGCCAACAGACCAGCCTACACGGGCGTTAGCAGCCACTCCAGCGGCCTTACCTACAGCACCTAGCATAATTGTTGGTGCAACCACTGAAGCAATTTCCCGAATAGCTTGGAAATGCTCTGTTTCAAACTTTGGTAATTTGCGTATTTGACCGCCAGGACGGAAAGGGTTTTCCATTCCAGGAACTTCCTTGGTTGGAAGTTTATTAAGTAGATCTACACCGAAGTCAACAATACCAGCTGGTACACTTAAACCACCTTGTACAATCTGCCTTGCAGCATCACCTAAATCAAACCCCTGTTGCCAAGGGAATTGTTGTTCCTGTTGCTGTCCCGTAGGAGCAGCGGGTTGAGCTTGTCCAGGTTGTCCTCCCGTGGGAGTAGCCGATACCATGGCGGCTTGAGCAGCACGAGCCTCTTCAGCTTGCCGCTCAAGTTCCATTTGTGCTTGAAACTCATCACTGAGTTCCATCTCGCCAGGATCGACCCTAAACATCTCTGTAGGATCATATGCCATAATTAATTCAACACGTAATAGAGATTAGGTCTACCATACTTTTGCTCATACTCTTGAGGCGTACCTCTCCAGTCAAAACGAGCACGTGAGCTGCTGTTACTAATGATCATACCATCAGCTCCAACAATACCGATATGAGGGTATGGTTCAGTTGGATGGTTATCTTGCATAACAGCAATAGCTCCGGGCACAGGACCAGATACACGATTAGCAGTTTTATCAAGTACTGCTTTGACAAAGGGGACATACAAACTGTCACCCCATGGCACATTCATACCTGCTGCTCTCATGACCTTATTCAGTGCCCAAACACAAGCGTTCTTTCCTACATCAGGACCATCGCTTGTATCCATACCGACATAGCTAGAAGCACTAGCAGTAAGCTTCATGTTACCGTTACCTGAACGAATCAGGTGAGGATTATTTAATGCCATACCACCACCACCGTATTTATACATTACCTTGGCAAACTTCTTACCGTGATTCAACATCTCTGTCTTTACACGACCGTCAGGAAGCTGACCTCTTAGATAGGCATCATAGTTACCAGGACCTGCATTATATGCCATTGCTGCTGCAACAGGATCATTATACTTTCTTAGAAGCCCAGCATAATACTGAGCACCGTAATTAATATTAGCCCGAGGATCTCTCCAGTTTTGCGTTGCAAAGAAGTTAGGGTGAGAAGCTTTATTAATCTGCATCACACCAAAGGAAGATCCATTATAGCTAGTACTATTAGGATTAAAAGTACTTTCAATCTCAGCGAGAGCTGCAATAAAGGAAGGATTTACACCAGATGCTTGGGACGCTTCTTGAATGAAACCACCAAGATTATTTGGGATAACAGTAGGATTAAATGTGTTTGTACTGCCTAATGCACGGATAGATGTGTTTACAGTAGGCTTCTTATACAGTAGTTTCTTGAACGCAGGACTAACCAATTGATTAGTTGTATCAAGAGACGGAGGCGGTTGAAGCGGAGCAATACCATGCTGAGCAAGCTGCCTATTAATGATTGTCATCGGATCAAGCCCATTTGTCATTCCCGCAACCGCTAATACATCTTGAGGGATAACAAAACCAGGCTTACCATAATTTCTAACAATCTCTGGTGCTTCCTGTTCAGTAATAATAGAGTTCTTAGTGTCGATAACCTTTTCAACTCCATTGGTATTAATGTTCTGCTTCAGTTGAGAGTAACGACGACGTGATTGCTCTGCAGCAGATGCTGTACCCTTATTAAGATTAGGGAACTCAGCAGCACCGCCAGGACCTGATACCTTACGATACCAAACGCTGTTAGGATCTAACAAGCCAGCCTTAACTTCAGCAGCAAGTTGTTGTCCAATAGCAGTAGCAGCTTGGTTAAAGTCCATACCACCAGCCACAGCTTCGTCTACACGTTTACGGTAGACTGCTTGCATCCTACCTTGAAGGAAGATACTAGCTGGTGTATTAGGTTTGTTAGTACCGAAAGCCGTAGCACCGTTAGCAATTGTTTTAAATGACTCAGAGGTGTCCTTATAAATACCTTGATTATAACGACGCTCTTGAGCAGCAAAGCGGTCATTTAAACGTCGTGCAGCAGCAGGATCCAAACCTGCCATAGCATCTACAGCTTCTTGAGTAATGAAACCATCAGGAATAGCTTCTAACTGCTCAATACTCTTTGCCTTTTTAACTGCTTCAGTTGTATAGCTGGCTTGGAATTGAAGGATTGATTGAGGTACTTTACCGTAAGCGTCCCTAAAGAAATCAACAGCAGCATCAGCGTTGGCTTTAGAAGGATCAGCAGTAAGACCAGCTAAAATCTCATCTTCTTGCTGTTTAAAGCCTATATCATCAGCTGCCATCTGTGCTTGACGATAGGCGTTATCACTACGGAGACGGGCTTCCTGCATACGAGAGAAGCGTGTTGGCCAATCTTGAGCAAAACCTTGTCCATCTGGTTTAAGTTTAGCTTGAGCTAGCTGTTCCATAGAGAACATAAACTCCCCATTTGGTTTACGAAGAGTTGCTAGGTTTTCAAACTTTTCCAATGCACCAGCATATCCGTTCTCGGGATTACGTGCCCAAGTACGGAACGAGGACATTACATTCTGAAGGAATGCTGTAGGGTTTTGAGTTAAGATGGTAGTAGCGTCATCATCTTGCTTTTGATACAAGTTACGCTCTTCTACTCGTTGCTCTTTAGTTAGAATACCTTGATGAAGACTTTTAACGGATGTAAGTCCGTCTCGAATCATCTCAGGCTTATAACTAAGAAGACCTGTCCTTTTATAAAACTCACGTTCAAAGTTAACAAGAAAAGCTGCCATCGCTGCAGAATTACCTGCAAGCTCTGGATTCTCAATCCTTGCCTTTTGTAACTGTTGAGGGTAGATCTCAGTGAGAAGGTAATTAGCCCTGGCTTGATCTAGACCATACCTAGCACCACTACTCAAAGCACGTGCTTGAGCTACTGGAAGTTTAGGAGTATCTGGATTCGCAGCTACCTCATCAATAGCACCTTGCCGTAACTCCTCTTGCTTAGCAAGTTGACCCTCACCTAAGATCTGTTGAACTACAGCATCAGTTGTAGGATCAAAGTTTGTAAAGGCTTTAAGGCGATCCTCCTCAAACCTTTGCTCTCTTATTTCAGTTAATTTTTTAGAAGCAGTAAGGCTGAGATTAGCTACATTTTTAAAAATTGCTTGTGTTTCTTCTTGTTGAACCGCAAACTGTTTAGCTGCAATTTCAGACTCAAGTTGAATACCTCGTAGTTTATTACGATCGTTTTGAGTTTGAATTTGAAAGTTACGTTCCTCTGCTCTTCGTGTATACTCTTGTTCACGCTCCATTGCAGACAAGGTTCTCTGCCTGTCACCAATTTCAGCTTCCCGAGCAGCACGCATAGTTTCAGCCATACGAGAACTTTCTTCTCGCATCCTGGCTATAGCTTGATCACCAGCTTGAATAGGCTGGAACCCAGAAGGTTTTGCAGCCCTTCTATATTGTACTTGTGCCATAATTTTTACTTCCAATCAATACTAGCAAGTGAACTAAGGCCAGAAGTAAGTCCTGAAAGGATTGGAGTAACAGGGCTTTGCTTAATAGGTGCCCCAATAGTTTCTGGGAATACTTCCATAGGTTCAATCCAAATACGCTCAGGAGCTTGTGTCGGCATCGGGATATCAGGAGCACGTTCAGGTTGAATCATCATAGAAGCCTTAGCTTGCATGTCAGCACCGTACTTACTCAAAGAAATATCAAACATATTACGTTGAGACTGTTCAAAGGAGCTGGAAAGACT